CACCTAATCCAGCAAGTAGCTCAAGAACATTTTGCGATAAAATGATGGCTGCTAAAAAAGTATATAGAAAAGAAGATATTATTGAGATGGGTAAAAAAGCTGTAAATCCAGGTTTTGGTAAAGGTGGTTCTGACACTTATTCAATCTGGCTCTACAAAGGCGGTGCGAGATGCAACCATAGGTGGACACGTAAACTGTATGCAAGAAAAGGCGGTAGAAGTTTAGGCGAAGCAATAAGTACAACGCAAGCTATTAAAAGAGGTTTTAGACCTGAAACAAATGCAAAAAAAGTATCTATTGCACCAAAAAATATGAAGTATGCTGGTTATACTGCTGCATATTGGAATAAAAAAGGATTTGAAAAATGAGTAAAGCACTATTTGTAACAAGACACGATATTTCAGTTTTTACTGCTGCTAATGGTAATATAGATAATGACAAGCTGTTACCATTTATAAATCAAGCACAGGATATACACATACAAAATTACTTAGGTACTGAGTTATATGTTAAAATACAAAATGAAATAGTTGCTGGTACTTTAGCTAATCCTTACTTAGCGTTGGTAAATGATTATATTAAAAGTATGCTCTTACATTGGAGTATGGTTGAATACTTACCGTATGCTGGTGTTAATATTTCAAATGGTGGTATATATACTAAAAACCCTGAAAATAGCACAGCATTAAGCAAAGAGCACATAGACAGCTTAATTGAAAGAAGCAGAACAACAGCACAGTTTTACACTAATAGATTTATAGATTATATGCAAAACAACGCAGCTGGGTTAATACCTGAGTATTATAGTAATTCTCAAGAAGATATGTACCCAGATGATGTTGCAGATTTTGGAGGATGGGTACTTTAAAAATATATTATGCCAGATAACACAATAAATTGGGGACAAGGTGCGGTAGAAAACACTAATGATTGGGGAAAAGGTAAAACCAATTCTGCTAATAATTGGGGTAAAGTTTATGAAACATCACCTGCTGGAGATACTAATATTGAAGGTGGTTTAGCACTTTCTATAACTTATCCTGCTAGTGCTTTATGTGAAAACGCAAGTAACCCTACACCAACTGTAAGCGGTAATGAAGGTTCTGGCACATTTAGCTCAACTGCTGGATTAGTGTTTGTTAGTACATCTACAGGAGAAGTAAATATTTCTTCTTCTACTGCTGGAGCAACTTATTTAATTACTTACACAGATACCAATGCTGCAACTGCTACTTTTAGTTTAACAATAAATAATTTAGATAATGCTGCCTTTGCTTATTCAGCAAGTAGTTTTGAGCCAACAGGCTCAGATCCTACACCAACTATTACAGGATTATCAGGTGGTACATTTAGTTCTACAAGTGGTTTAGTGTTTGTTGATAGTGGAACTAATACAGGAAGTTCTACTGGTGAAATAGATTTAAGTGCTTCAACAATTGCGAGTTATACAATTACTTATGATACTACTTCAAGCGGTTCAAGTGTTTGTCCAAATACATCTACTCAAACTGTAGAAATAGCTTTAGCTGGAATTGCTAATAATTACAGTATGAACTTTGATGGTTCCGATGATTACATAGATGCTGGTATGTTAACAGAAATGAGTGGAGCAACACAGTTTAGTATTTCAGTTTGGTTTAAGTATGGCTGGGCATCAGGTGCAGTTTTTAAAAGTTTGTTTGGCAATAGAGATGCTTCAAACTCTTATAGAGGTATTGGGTTTGAATTTGGTAAAAATCCAATTTCAAAAACTTCATCTTTTTATTTAACATCTTCTACTGGAACTGGAGCTGTAGCTTTCCCACCAAATACATTTACTTCAAATCAATGGCATCATTTAGTAATTACTTATGATGGCACTACTGCAAAAGGTTATGTAGATAATGGAACAGCTTTAACATCATCTTTTTCAGGCGCAACATTTACAGTTACTACAAACTTTAGCATAGGTAAAGATGTAGGTTCTGGCAGTTGTATACCAGCAAATATTGATGAATTTGCAATCTGGAACACAGCTCTAACATCAACACAAGTATCTGAGATATACAGCGCAACATCAACTAATTTAACTAAAGATTTAACCACAGTATCAGGTAGTAACCTAAAATACTGGAATAGAATGGGAGATTAATTATGAGTAACTACTATAATAGACAATGGCGATTGCCTAACAATGAGAATAAAGACAAGCAGAGCAACTATTCTATGGACTTTGATGGCGCAAGTTATATAGATTTGGGAAATTCATCTTTGGGCTTGACTGCTAATACCATTTCTATTTGGTTTAAAACTACATCAACAACATCTGGTCAACAATTATTAAGTAAAATGGGTTCTACATATCAGTTTCAATTAAGATTAGAAACTAATGGAACAATAAGTTTGTACTCTTTTCAAGACCAATCAACTTTTGCAACTTTACAATCTGCTTCAGGTTATAATGATGGCAATTGGCATAATGTAATAACTACTTTTAATACTACTGATGGGCACAAAATGTATGTTGATGGAAATACAACTCCAGTTGACACAGATACAGTAAATAAATCAGCCTTACAATCTTCTTCAGAAAGAATGTTAATTGGTGTCAGAGATTCAAGCACAGGCGTTATTGACACAGCAAGGTATTTTAATGGCCAAATAGATGGTATATCAATTTACAATTACGCTCTTTCTACAAGCCAAGTAACTACTCTTTATGGTTCAAGCTCTAATGGTATAGGTAATCCAATGAGTTTAAGTCCAAAACCTGTTGCATATTACCCGCTCGGTGATCAAGACGCGTTCAATGGTTCATCATATTTGACGCCCAACAGTTCTCTAAAAGATTATGTTTTTGATTATCTTACCACTAATAGTTATATAGATACAAATTTTACTCTACCAGCTTCATATACAAGTTATAGCTATTCAATATGGTATAAACAATCAAGCTCATTTACAGGTGATAATTATTTGATTGGTAATTGGAATCAAGGCAGTAGCGCAATAGCTGATATGCGTGTAAGCGTTCGTTTTAACGGAGGAACTAAATTACGTATAATAACAGGTAATGGCACAACAGCTTTTCAATCTCCAGATTTAAATGTTAGCTCTTTGCTTTTAGATGGTCATTGGCATCATATTGTAGTAACTGTAGTTAGTGGAGAAATTAAATTATATATAGATAAAAATTTAGAAGCTACACATTCTAACTCTAATATAGTAACAGGCATAGTAGCTAATAGAAGTTATACTTTAGGTTTTTCAGGCAATACTTCTTATGCTGGATATTTAGATAATTCACAATTAAGCAACTTCCAAATATTCAACACAGCACTATCAGCAACAGGTTCTAACTCAGTAGAAACTCTTTATAATAATGGTTCTCCACTTACTTCAATGAGTGGCTTTACTTCTTTACAAGCTTGGTATAAACTCGATGCAAGTGAGGTTTACAATAGTTCAACTACAGAGTGGAGTGTAGATAACAACGCATATCCTTCGACTTTTAAAAGTGCTTTAAATTTTGATGGAACAGATGATTATATAAGCACAACAGCATTGAGTAATTTTATAACTAACAATGTTTCTATTTCTGCTTGGGTTAATTATTCAACGCTGCCAAGTGGTTTTGATGGTGCATTTTTGGGAACACAATCTTTTAGTACTGGCTTAGGATTTTATGCAGTTAGCGGTGTAATAAGATTTGCTATTGAAGGATATAATACAAATTATGTTGCTAATACAGTTACTTTATCAACAAATCAGTGGTATCATTTTTGTGGAACCTGGAATGGTAGCACAATAGAGCTTTTTGTTAATGGCGTTTCTCAAGGTACTGATTCTTACAGCGGCAGTATTACAACATCAAATCAGTTATTTTTAGGTAGAGTTTTAAATAATAGTTATAATATTAATGGAAAACTTTCAAATGTAGCCATATATAACACAGCATTATCTGCTTCAAACGTTGCAACATTGTATAATAATGGAGTACCACAAGCTACTATTTATGGTTCGCCTGTATCGCATTATAAATTAGATAATACAACTACAGGTATTGAAGATAGTGCTGGAAGTAACGACGGAACTAATAATGGTGCTATTGAGGTTGCAACTTATGTTAATACTACTGCTGGCACAAGCTCAGGAATGACACAAGCCAATTTAGTACAAAGTGATTTAAGTTTTACAAGTGGCTACTCTCCTTATGCTTTAGAGTTTGATGGAACAAATGATTATATAGATTGTGGAACTTCACAATTAGTAGATTTTAGTTCAAGTTTTACTATTTCAGCTTGGGTTTATATAACTTCTACTGCTTCTGGTTATGATTGTGTTTATGCTTTTAAAGGGGCTTCAAATGCTTTTGTAATGTTTTTTAATAATGGTTCTGGTTACGCTCCTATTAGTTTTGGAAGTGCTAATTATCCTACAGATTTATCAATAAAATGCGCTACAAATGTCACTATAAATAAGTGGAATAATATAGTAGTTGTTTATAATGGTAATGGAATAGCAACGCCAAGTAATTATACATTTTACATTGACAACACTTCACACACTTTAACTAATTCTGCTGGTTTTTCAGATAATGGAAATGTAAATTATATTGGTAGGTATGCTTCAAGCCATAGTTTTACTGGTTCTCTTTCAAATATATCAATTTGGAACGATGCTTTAACATCTTCACAAGTATCAGAAATTTATAATGAGGGTGTACCATCTAATCTAAACAACCATAGTGCCTATTCAAACTTAGTAAGCTGGTGGCAGTTAGGAAGTAACAGTTCTTTTAATACTAACTGGACTGTATTAGATGAAAAGGGAACAAACAATGGAACATCTGGAAATATGACTGAGGATGATATAGTAGACGGTGTTGGAAGTTATGCAAATGGAATAAGTTCAGGAATGGGTGGAGATGAAGTGACAGGAGATGCACCTTACAGCACAGCAAATTCTCTATCAGTGAATATGGATGTACTTGATAGAACAACAGATACACCAAGTTAATAATATTAAATAAATAAAAATGAATAATAGAACATATATAATTTGTAATTTATCAGATAGCAACCTTGTCTTGTTTTCACAAGTAAATCAGAGTTCTGCTCAATCTGTTAGAAGAAATTTAGCTAATACACAAATGGTTTTAAGTTACCAAGTTGAACCAAGTTTTATAACTGATGGAAGTTTAACACCTTTAGGAACATATAATCATAGTGAAATATTAGAGATTTTAGCGGGTAGTGATTGGAGTGAACCAATGCCAGAATAATGAATTATTTAAAAAGTGTAAGAATGGATGACCACAGTATATTAATGGCCGTAACTGCTTTAATTTCTGCAATAGGATTAAAAGAAGTTTGGAGTATATGGAAAAAGAAAATGGATATTGGAGTAACTAAATCTGAAAGAAAATTTAGTGTATATTCACAAAACATAGAAGCACTTACAAATAAAATTACAGAACTTGAAGCAAAAATAGAAGTATTAATTTCTGAGAATACACAATTATTAGTTAAGGTTGCAAGAATGGAAGAGAAGCTAATACTTAATGCAAAACGCAGAGTAAAATCTAAAATTAAAAAAGATGAGAAAAGTTAATAAAATAGTTATACATTGTACCGCTACAAAAGAAGGTAATAATGTAAGTCCAGCTACTATAAAAAAGTGGCATTTAAATCGTGGTTTTTCAGATATAGGTTATCATTATATCATAGGCATCGAAGGTAAAATAAATGCTGGTAGACCAGTATCAAGAGCTGGAGCGCACGTTAAGAACGGTAATAGCACAAGTATTGGAATAGCATATACTGGTGGCTTAGATTCTAACGGTAAAGCAAAAGATACAAGAACAGATGCACAAAAAGCATCATTAATTAAAATACTTAAAGTATTAAAAAACATTTATCCACAAGCAAGCATTCATGGCCATAGAGATTATTCACCTGACAAAGATGGCGATGGAGTAGAGGAACACGAGTTTATGAAGCAATGCCCGTGCTACAATGCGGAATTAGAAGCATATGAGCTTGGATTACAACCAAAATCATTCAAACCAAAAACAAAAAAAGTAAAGGATAAATTAAATGGAAAAAAACAATCAAACTAATTTAGAAGAATTAATTAAAAAACTGGAGAATGTACCAGTACCAGAAAGAACGTGCAATATAGATGATGAAACTTGCGAGAGCTGTAGTGGATGAAAAAAATAAAAGATAGTAAAATAGGAAAGTTTTTAGCTGAAAAAGTACCTCATGTTCTTGATTTGGTTGGTGATGTTTTGCCAGAACAAGGAACACTTGGCATTGTAAAGAATCTTATTAGTAAAGACCCTGACTTAACACCTGAAGAAAAGCAAGAAATTCATAATAGATTAGTAGAGTTTTACAAGTTAGAAGTAGAAGATAGAGATTCAGCAAGACAAAGAGAGGTTGAAATGGTTAAAGCTGGTAGTGATGACTGGATGATGAATTTTACAGGTGTTGTTGGTTTAGGTGGTTTTGTTTTGTTGTTAGTTGCAATAGTGTTTATAGAAGTGCCAGTACACAATAAAGAGTTAATGATTCACACTACAGGAATCGTTGAAGGAATCGTTTTATCAATCGTTGGATATTACTTTGGAAGCATAGCTAAAAAAGGCAGATAAATTTTTTTTATTATATTTAACAAAATTGTTAAATGAAATCACACAAAAAAAGGTGGAAAGATAAAGGTAATCCACGTTACCGCCTTAACTCAGATGAGGCGCAAATCATTAATGATTACAGAAGATTAAAACTTGAAGCAGAAGCAGAGGGTTTAAATCCTAATGATATTCATAGTGGTTGGATAAAGAACAAAAAAGCCAGTTTATATTTTAAGAATCCTAATTTTAAGCAAAACGATTTAAAAGAGTTTAAGCAACAATTATTAAAAGAACTTAAAGAATACTCTCCAAACTTTCAAAAGCTCGTTAAACCAAAGGTAAATGACGGTCATTGCTTATTAATATCACCAGCAGATATTCATATTGGTAAATTATGTAAATCTTTTGTAAGTGGCGAAGAATATAATAAACAAATAGCAGTACAAAGAACTTTAGAAGCTATTGATGGTATATTACAAAAAAGTAACGGATTTAATATAGATAAATTAATACTTTGTATAGGTAATGATGTAATGCACATTGATACACCAAGCGGTAATAAAACAACAAAAGGAACTGTTCAAGATACAGATGGAATGTTTTTTGAGCATTTTCACATTGCAAAACGTTTATATATTAATATTATAGAAACATTAGTTAGTTTTTATCCAGATTTACACGTTGTTTATAATAGTAGTAATCACGATTATTTAACTGGATTTTGCTTGGCTGATACCATTGCAACTTACTTCAGAAATAGTAAAAACATAACTTTTGATATTAGTTTACAACATAGAAAATATTATACTTACTATGATAATTTAATTGGTAGTACGCATGGAGATGGTGCTAAATGGGATTTACTACCTTTACTAATGGCTGATGAATGTTCTGAATGGAGTAGAACTAAATACAGATATATGTTTACGCACCATATACATCACAAGATAAGTAACAAAGATTTAGTTGGTTGCACGCTTGAAAGTTTTAGAAGTCCATCACCAGCGGATTCTTGGCATCATAAAATGGGTTATACTTCTTCTAATAACCAAGCAATAGAGGGTTTTATATTCTCTAAACGTAATGGCCAAGTAGCCAGAATTACACATTTATTTTAGAATTAACATTTAATTGTTAATAAAGTTTTTAGTGTGTTTTGTAATTTGTATTATAATTATATATATATTTACATCATAAACTTAAAAACAAACAATTATGACAACGCAAGATATATTAAATACAAGAAATCATAAAGGTATTATATCTTTAGAAAATGAAGCTGCTAATTGGTATGCTGTTTCAAGAGATAATATACATATGATTACTTTTTATAATACTGATGAAAATAAGTTTTATAAAAATGAATTATCTTTTGCTAAAAGAGTTGCACAATTAATTAAAAGAGGATATTAAACAATATAAACTAAAAACAAATAATTATGAGTAGAGAAATATCATACACAACAAGAACCTTTTACGTACCAGCAGAGAAAATAGAAACGTTGGTAAAGTTTCAAGGCAAATGCAAAGAGAATGGGCATCGTTCATATTCTGAAGTATTATTAAAATTAATGGAACAATACAACGAACAATGATACACTATCCACATCCTCACAACGAACACTACTACAATGAAAACATTAATCATTGGTGGGCTTATGAAACTAACAGATATTTACAAGATAGATTGAGAAACTTAGTTATAAGAGTGAATTGGAACAAGCGTATTATCTGTAGAATACATTTATCAAATAATGATTTAGAAATACATAAACACAGGTTTGATACATTTATTAAACAATTAGAAAACATTGAAAAGCAATTAAAAACTATTGCAGTTCAATATAATAAACGAAGAATGAAACAATTAAAAACTATATTTACAAAAATTAGAAACTATGAAAATTAAAGAATTAGCACAAAAATATGATTTATCAAAAGATGACTTTTGGGAATTAAAAAGAGGTACAAAAAGTATGTGGATAATAACTCACGATGCTTGCGAAAAGATAGCAGCAAAAGAAAATATACAATTTGGCGCACCAACTATATACAGAGATAGCAACCAAGATGTTGCAATAGTAGGAGATGCAAAACGTGGAAACAAAGTTATTTGGAGTACAGGCGAAGCATCACCAAAAAATTGTAAAGCTCCATATATGTTTGCAATGGCTGAGAAACGTTTAAAAGATAGATTGATACTAAAATTAATTAATGCTTATGAGTATGGTATCTACTCAGATTCTGAAGCAGATAACTTTAAAAAACAATGATAGAAACAAATATTTTAGAAGTAATACAAGTGGTCTTGCTTTGCTTCACATTAGGATTAGTAATTGGAACAATAATTAAAAAGAAATAAATTAAATTATATATTATGAAAAAAAATAGATTAAGTTATTCATCTTTAGCTCAGTTTAAAAAATCTCCTAATCATTTATTAGCATACTGGAATAAAGAATTTAAAGCTACTGATGCTATGCAGTTTGGTAGTTTAATTCATAAGATGTTATTAGAACCAGATACATTTAATAATGATTTTGCAATATTTGAAGGCGCAAGAAGAGCTGGAAAACAATGGTTAGAGTTTAAAGAAGAAAACGAAGGCAAAACATTAATTAAGCAACAAGAATTAGATGATGCAAATAGAATAATTAACAATGCAATGTTACATCCAGTACTTACTGAAATGATGCAAAATAAAATAGATACAGAAATTAAATTAGAATGGAGTTATAAAGATGTTAATTTTCTTGGCTTTGCAGACCTTTTAACAACGTTTAACGGTAAGAAGTGTATAGTAGATATAAAAACCACTAATGATGCTGGAAAACGCTTTGAAAGAGATTTATATTATAATGATTATAAAATGCAGTTGGCAATGTATCAAGACCAATATGATAAAGATACAGATGTTTATATAGTAGCAATAGAAACTAAAATGCCATTTAATGTTCAGATATATAAATTAGATGAAAGTTTATTATTTAAAGGTTGGATGGACTATGATTATTATACAGATAAATTTAAAGAATGGAACGGGGAGCCACAAGGTTACTCCAGTGACATTATAGAAATAAAAACAGAAATAGAATAAATATGAAAAAACTTGCAATAATAGGAGGACTTAGTTTAATGACTGCTGGTGCAACTAATATGTTATGGCATAAGCAGAAGTTTAATAACAACCCTAATACATTTGCAATAGCTACAGGAGGGTTTTTTGTAGCTGTAGGAATAACCTACAAATTTTAATTAAAAACAAATAACAATGGATAAAAAAGAAAAAACAATATATTGTGGTGGTGGTAAAATCATGAATGATAAATGGTTAAAAGTAACTATTAATCCAACTAAATTAGCTGATTACATACAAGAATACAACGGTAACAAATTTATCAAACTAAATATTAATTTAAAAGATGAGCCAGACCAATATGGTAAAGATGTAAGTATTAGCATAGATACTTGGAAACCCGAACCACAAGAAGAAACAAAAGCTGTAAGTGATACTTCAAACGATTTACCCTTTTAAATATAATGAAGCAATCAAAGGTCTTAGAAGCATTGGGTTTAACGTCACAGGATATACAAAATATGTTAATGAACGGTTACACAATGCCAGAGATAGCAAAGAAGTATAAAATAGAATACATTTCTTTGGTACAAGCATACAAAGTACAAAAGAAAAATTACAAGTATGTTGATTTTATACAACCAAAAAAAGAAGTAGAGGACATAAAAAAAGTGTCCTTTACTTTCGATAAACTATATAATGAAGAAGCTCTTAATGAAAATGAATTATTAGCTTATTATAAATACGAACAAAAACACAAAGCATATTATAAAATAAATTAAAACTAAAATTATGAAAGAAGTATTAATAAATAATAAACAATATAAAGATTTAATTGCATTACAAAGTAATAAATCAAATAAAGCATTCTTAAATCGTATGATTGAATGTAAAAGTATAGAATTATATAAAGATGATATTGTAGCAGATATAGGCGCATATATTGGTGAATATTCTATATATGCAATAAATCAAGGGGTTAAAAAAGTAATATCTTATGAAGCAACTCCAGAAACTTTTAATATTTTAAATAAAAATAAAAGAGGAAATATGATTGTAAATAATTTAGCTGTTGTCCCTGATAATAGAAGTAAAACTAAATTACATATCTCTAAAGGTATCGGTGTTACAAATAGCATTGTAAAGTCAGATAGAAAAAGTCATTTTATTGAAATAGATTGTATTAGATATGAAAATGCTGTAAAAGAAGCAACTGTTGTTAAAATTGATGTTGAAGGTGCTGAATATGATTACAATATTATTCAAGATAATTTAAGGGCTATTATATTAGAGTTTCATCCAATTAATAACTGTGACTGGATGCAAAACGCCAGAAAAATTATGGATGATATTAAAAACGCTGGATTTAAAAGTATTATAGAGCCAACATTTAAATCTGGATGGAATATGGCTGCAAGTTTTAAAAGATAAAATTATGAAACAATACGATTTATTTAATAAGAAAAAAGATGATAATATAAAAAAATATACATCTAAAATTAAAGCGCCGATTTACGAACCTAAAAATAAAAAACCTCATATATTAGAGCTTTATGACAAAACTAAATATTTAAGACTATTAAGAGAAATTGATAGGTCTAACATATCAGTTGAGGATAAGCAATTTCTTGTAGACGCAGCTAAAAGACATATTGTATTTAATTATCAAAAGATAGCAGACTATTATGCGCATTCAAATAAGGATGTACAACATTTAATGGAGCGTTCTGCTTTAGTAATTATTGACCTTGAAAAAGCTCTACAATACGGTTATATGAAACTTAGCTATGATATATCACAACAATTTTTAGAAGAAAAAACAAATGAATAATAAAGATTTTGTTGCAATGATATTATCACACGGTAGACCTAATAATGTTTATACATATAAAACATTAAGAAAACATGGCTACACAGGCGACATAATAATTGTTGTAGATAACGAGGATAAAACAATAGAAGAATATAAAAAAAACTTTGAAAAAGTTGTTGTTTTTAATAAAGAAAAGATAGCTAAAGAAACAGATCAAGGGGATAATTTAAACGATTTAAGAACAACTACACACGCACGAAATGCTATGTTTAAAATTGCTAAATATTATAACTATAAATATTTTATACAATTAGATGATGACTACACTGATTTTAGATATAGATATTTAATGGATAAATATATAACAACTTTAACTAAAGAGTATGACTGTAATGGAAAACTTAAAAACTTAGATAAAGCATTTAATACTTTATTAGAATTTTATAAAAAAATAAATGCAAAAAGTATAGCTATATCACAAGGTGGTGACTTTATAGGTGGCGAAGGATGTGGTATGATTTCTAATTATGAAAGATTATCGCGAAAATGTATGAACAGTTTTATATGTTCTGTAGATAGACCTTTTAAATTTATATCAAGACTTAATGAGGATGTTAATACCTATTTAAGTTTAGGAGCAAGAGGTGATTTATTTTTAACGTTACCTTATATAGGTTTAGAACAAAAATCAACACAAGCTACATCTGGCGGAATGACTGATACATATCTTGATAATGGTACATATCAAAAAAGTTTCTTTTCTGTTATGTATTGTCCAAGCTTTGTTAAAATATCTTTAATGGGCGTTAGTAATAAAAGATTACATCATACTGTGGACTGGAATAAAGCAGTACCAAAAATAATATCAGAAGAATACAAAAAATAAAATCAAACTAAATAAAATCAAACAAATGAAAAAAGAAATATATAATGAGAATTATCACAATAATAAATTTAATTTTTTAATTAGCAAACTATTTGACGAAAGACGAACAATAATGGACTTTGATACTTTTATATCAGCAGGAAATAAATTAGCTTTCTTAATAGACCATAAGCAGGAGGACCCATGGGATGAAATTAGTATTAACTTATTAAAAAATCTTATGAACTTTAATAATTTAAAACTAAATAATAATTGTCTTTTAAAATCTTTTGTAGTTAGAAGCAATATACATTTATTTAATAAAGATACAGAGGCAAAAACATCTTGTTTTACAACTATTTATGAGTTAATAGACTTTAATAAAGATTTAATGTATAAAAAAACAAACGAATTAAACCCTAAAGAATTTATTAAAAACTCTTATACTTTAAGAAGTGACGAAGAATTAAAAAACTTTTTTAATCCAGAAACTCACGAAAAATTTAAACTTGATATAATAAATAGATTATGAAAGAATTACCATATTTTAAATTTTATCCTAATCAGTGGATAACTGGCAGTATATCATTTATGGATTTAGATGTACAGGGTGCGTTTATAAAAGTTTGCTGCTACTACTGGAGCAAAGAATGTAACGTTACAAGAAAACAAATAAAAGCATTAATACCAAAACAATGGAGTGTATTAGTAGATGCTGAGTTATTTAAGATAGAAAACGAATCTATTAGCATTAAATGGTTAGATGAACAATATCAAGAGAGATTAAAAGAGCATAAAAGAAATGTTTTAAATGGTCGCAAGGGTGGGTTAAGCAGGGGTAAAGCATTAAGAAAAGAAGAGAAAAGAAAAGATAAATATGCAAATGATAATTTATTAAAAGTAAATGATGAAGTGCAAAAACTTCTTGACCAATGATATTAGAAGATAAAGCTACTATACCATATTTAAAAGCATTTAAAGAAGGTAGAATTAAAAAAGGTATTGGCATTAATTGTTTATTAGATGATTACTTTCTTTATAAGAATGGTAATTTTAATATGTTTCTTGGCTTAGATAATGTTGGTAAAACTAATTTTATATTATGGTACTTAACTGCTTTAAGTAAATTACATGGTAAGAAATGGTGTATCTGGAGTGGCGAAAACAATGCTGGGCAACTTAAAAGAGATATAATTCAAATGTGGACTGGCGAAGCTATTAAAGATTTAAACGAATATTTATTTTATCACGATGAAATTAGTAAGTATTTTAAATTTATTGATAATAGAAAACTTTACAATCATAAAGAACTATTAGAAATATTTGATAAAGAAGATTGTGATGGTGCATTAATAGACCCTTATACAGGTATTAACCACGATAGAAGAATATCACAATTTGAAAGAAATTATCAAGTTTGCAATGATGTTAGAGAGTTTTGCAATAGAACAGGCAAAACAGTATTTATTGCAATGCACCCACAAACAGAAGCAGCAAGAAGAGTATATCCACCAGACCATCAATTAAATGGACATATACAACCACCACGTAAAGCTGATTGTGAAGGTGGGCAAGTATTTCCAAATAGAGTAGATAATTTTATTTGTTTACATAGATTAATTTCACACGATAAATTGTGGATGATGACAGAAGTACACGTATATAAAATCAAAGATAAAGAAACAGGTGGTAAGCCAACAATGTTAGGAGAGCCATTAAGATTTGATTATAATAGTGGTTTAGGTTTTACAATTGGTGGTAATAACGTATTAAAATAAAAAACAATGAGATATAAATATGAAGATATAGAAAAGTTTATGGAGTTTAAAACTTGGACTGATAAAGATAAAATAGATAAATTACTTGAAATAGATTGTAGTTTATATGCACATCTTGGCAAAGATTCTACTAAATCAGAGAAAGAAGAAGTTAAAAGAAAAAGTATAGATATATACAGAACGATAAAAACATTAGATAAAAAAATGGGTGATTTATTTTTATACTCAGAAGATTTAAAACAATGAATGATTTAGATTACACAATAACAAAGAACAAATTAGAAATACTGCTTTTAAAAGCTCAAGAAGGTTTAAAGAGTGGTAAAGTAACGCAAAGCAAATTAGATGCTGTAGAAACGCTCCAAGACACTTTAAAATGTATGTTAGAGCTGAGGTTTACAATTGATGAACTAAATAAAAAACAAAGTTTGTTAACAATGCAAAATATAAAATCTTATAAAGAAACTGCAGAACTTAAGAAAAAATTTAATACTTTTAAAAAATAAACTATAAATTATGTATATAACATTATTATTAACAATAACACATTTAACCTGTTTTATATTAGGTATAATAGTAACACACATCATTGAAAAAAAATTTAAATAAAAAGAAAAGAACGCTTAATGAGTACAGACAAACAAAGGACTCGTACTATATTAGCCCTAATACTCCTGTTGAGTATAATATTGCTCTATTGTGTAGGATATATCCTAATGATACCGAGCTTGGAGCTATAATTAGAAAACACTTCCAAAAGATATGAGTTTAAATGCAAATCAAAAAGGTAAAAGATTCGAGTTAAAAATTGCAAAAGATTTAGCAAAGAAATTCGATACTAATATTAGAAGAACACCCAATAGCGGTGGTTTAAGTATTAAAGGAGATATTATGACTACAAGCGGAATATTATCTGAATATAGCTGGGAGTGTAAAAACCAAGAGAAATTAAATATCTGGAAAGCATTAGAACAAAGTAAAGGAGATGCAAGAGGAACACTAAAAACACCTGTGGTTGTATTTACTAAAAACTTTGAAAAAGATTATGTTGCTTTACAATATGATGACTTTGTTAATTTACTTCTTGAATTAAATGAGTACAGAAGTAGATAATATATTAAATATATTAGTAAAGGATGACGATGTATGGCTTAAGATGGCTGAGGAAATAAGCGGTAACAGCAAAGTACAAGCAAAAGATTTATTACACGATTTCTACATAGCTTTACATAGCAAAGTTGATAACGGTAAAGTAAAAATTAACGATATTCTATATAACGATTCTTTAAATAAAGCGTTTATATATAAGATGATGCACAATATATTTATTGATAACATAAGAAATGACAAAGATATATTAATAGATAAAGAACTAAAAAACATTATAGAAGCAGATAATGAACCATACATTGATATTGAAAAAGTAGTTGATGAAATAGTAGATGGCTTTTACTGGTTTGATAGAAAATTATTTAATTTATATAGAAAAAAATTCCATAGTATAAGAAAACTATCCGCAGCAACTAATATATCACACGTAGTTGTATGGAGAACTATAAACAATTGTATTAAAGAAATTAAAAAAAAAATTAATGAAAAGTAAAGGTTTAGGAGATACAGTAGAAAAGATAACAAAAGCTACAGGTATAAAACAAGCTACTGATTGGATATTTGATAAACTTGGAAAAGATTGCGGATGTGATGCAAGGAAGAAAAAGCTAAATTCTATGTTTCCATATAAAGTAGAATGTTTAAATGAAGAAGAATATATATTTCTAAAAGGATTCTTCTCAATAAATAAAAACATAGTAAACAATATAGAACAAAAACAACTATTAACAATACATAATAGAGTGTTTAGCACCAACAAAAAACCATCAAGCTGTGGTAGTTGTGTAAAAGATTTAGTTAATACTATGAAAAGATTATATAATGAATATGAATACGAAAGAGAAAGTAAAAGCAATTGAAAAAAAGCTATTAATGTTTTTAAACAAATACACAGAAAATACACAGAAAGATGTCAAAAGAAGACAATTTAATTTTATGGAAAAAAGGTCAGTCGGGAAACCCAAAAGGTAGGCCAAAAGGTAGTAAAAATAGAAGTACTATTTTAAAAGAATTAGCAGAACTTAGAACAAAAGGAATAGACCCAGTTTCTGGTGAAGAAGTTTGGATGACTAATGAGTATAGAATGGCTATGGCTGTTATTGAGAAAGTTATTGAGAAAGGGGATCATCAAGCTCTTAATATGGTTTTAGATAATATCTATGGTAAACAAAAAGATAGTGTTGATATACATACATCAGAAGAAGTAAATCACGATTTCAGAAAGATTATTGCACGGATTAAAGCTCAATAAAAAGTACTTAGTATTTAATGAATCTTTTTCGCGTTACTTTATTGTAACTGGTGGAAGAGGTTCAGGTAAATCATTTGCAGTTAACTCTGTACTATTACTATTAACTTATCAAGCTGGTCATACTATATTATTTACACGTTACACGCTTAGGGCTGCAAGCATTAGTATAATACCTGAATTTATAGAAAAGTTAGAACTGCTTGGAGTTATTGACCAATTCAAAATAACACGTGACGAGATAATAAATAAAGGTAATGGTAGTAAGATAATATTTAGAGGTATTAAAACAAGCTCAGGCGACCAAACAGCAAATCTTAAATCATTAACTGGTATTACTACTTGGGTAATGGATGAAGCAGAAGAATTAAATGATGAAGATATATTTGATAAAATAGATTTATCTGTTAGAAATAAAATACAAGAAAATAGAGTAATACTAATATTAAATCCAACAACAAAAGAGCATTTCATTTATAAAAGATGGTTTGAAGATAGAGGAGTTAGTGCTGGTAGTAATATAACAAAAGAAGATACTACATACATTCACACAACATATTTAGATAACTTAGATAATCTTTCAGAAAGCTATATTAAGCAGATTGAAACAATGAAAGTTAGAAGGCCAAACAGATACAAGCATACAATAGAAGGTGCTTGGCTGGATAAAGCTGAGGGAGTTATATTTACTGATTGGAGTATAGGAGAATTTAAACAAGTAGGCAAAGTTGTATTTGGCCAAGATTATGGTTTTAGCAACGACCCATCAACATTAGTTAAAACAAGTATAGATAAAGAAAATAAAGTTATCTATATTCAACTATGTTTCTATCAAACTAAATTAACTACAAGCGAGATATTACAATTAAATAAAAAGTTTGCATCAGATAATTTAATAGTAGGTGATTCAGCAGAACCAAGATTAATAACAGAACTTAGTAGAGATTGTAATGTTGTGCCAGCTATCAAAGGACAAGGCAGTATTACGTTTGGTATTAGTTTATTACAAGATTATGATTTAGTAATTACTGAAGATAGTACAGAATTAATAAAAGAGTTAAATAACTATTGTTGGTTAGAAAAGAAAAGCCAAACACCAGTTGATAATTTTAATCATGCTATTGATGCGTTGAGGTATGCAGTAAGCTATCAATTACAGAACCCAAATTTAGGCGAATATCACATATATTAAAGCGGTGCTTAAGCCACCCTTAAGCATTTAGATAAGATAAGAAAAGATAAGATATATAAGAAAAATAAAAAAAAAGTTTAAAAAAGTTTTTTTATTTAATAATTATATTTATATTTACATTGTAATTAATTAAAAAACAAACAAAATGAAGACATTAAACATTATTATAAAAGAAAACATCTCAACAACATTAAGTCAAATTGGACCTAACTCTTGGAGAGTATCACAAACATATTTAGGAAATACTTTAAAGCAATTAGGTATTGATTACTTCTCAACATTAAAAAAAGCTGAGAATAAATTTAATTCATTAACCAAGTAAAACCAAAACAAAATGAAATTAGCAAAATACAAACAAAACTTAAAAATAGAAGGCAATAAAGTAATTAGTTATATTACTCACGTTGCAACAATTAAAGGTAATGAGTTATATCAATTAGGTTATTGGTCAATGACAACTCAGAAACATATTAATTATGTTGCTAAAGAATTAAATTTAAATCTAATTAAATAAAAAATACCAAGAGGCAGCCGATGTATGTTAGCGTAAGTCCTCAGAAATTTAAGAGCTACTGTAAAAGGTAGCTTTTTTTTATTATATTTGAAATAAGCAAATTATAGCCAATGTTAATTTGCGTTTTGGTTTAAAGTAGGTAGTCGGCGAAAGAGCGTTACCTACTTTTTTTTTATATTTGTATATAACGATTCAACAATTAAAACGTTTATATATAAATGAAGTTAACTATTAATATACCAGAAACTTTAAATGAAGTTACTTTAAAGCAATATCAAAAGTGGTTAAAGATTGCTGAGGGTAAAGAACTGGATTCATTTCTACAACAAAAGATGGTAGAGATATTTTGTAATATACCACTTAAACAAGTATTACAAATAAAAGCTACTGATATAAACAATATCTGCGAAGAGCTATCAAAGCTATTTAATAATGAACCTAAATTTATAGATAGGTTTACTTTAAATGATAAAGAGTTTGGTTTTATACCAAAGCTGGATGATATTTCTTTTGGCGAGTATGTTGATTTAGATACATACCTTGCAGATTGGGAGCTTATGAATAAAGCAATAGGCGTTTTATATAGGCCAATTACATACAAGAAGAAGAACCAGTATTTAATAGAAGAATATGAAAGTTCTGAAAAGTATGATATGACAGAAACAACTTTAGATATTGTATTTGGAGCGATAGTTTTTTTTTACAGTTTAAAGAACGAATTACAGAAAACTATCCTGAACTATTTAGCAACACAGAAGGAGATAGAGCTACCTCAGCATCTGCGGGTTTCTCTGCTAAATGGGGATGGTATCAATCTATCTACGGACTTACTAATGGAGACATTCTCAAGTACAATAAAATTACCAAATCAAAACTACACACATGTTTAATGCACTTAGCATTTGAAAAGGATAAATATGAATTAGAACAACAAATATTAAAAAGAAGCCAACGATGACAAAGCAAGATATATTAGAAGAATTAACTGAAAGAAATTTATTAGTTGAGAATAAACACATAATTTTAGTTGATGGCTTTGAAGAAGCGTTTTTAGGTATTACAGCAAATCATCCAATACAAGCTATTTATGATTATTGGATATGTTTAGATTTATTAATACAACGTGATAATATGGATTTTGATGATGCTATTGATTCTCTTGATGAATTTATAGAACAAGATTTAGGTAATCATACACCAAGATATATAAAAATAATATGAATAGTTTTTATAACATAATAGATAAAATAAAAGAAGTAATTACAGCAGAACCATTTAATAATGAAATATCATTTGGTGACATTGCTGATATTGATTTAAAAAAACAGAGCTTATTTCCATTAGCTCACGTAATGATTAACAATAGTACAATAAACAACAATTATGTAACATTTAATATTACTATATTCTTTATGGATTTAGTTGATATTAGCAATGAGCAAGTAACAGATTTATATAGAGGCAATGATAATAGGCAAGATATATTAAACACTCAATTAGCATTAGCAACAAGAGTTATGCGAGTATTACAAAAGAGTGATTTATATAGAGATAAATTTGAGGTAATTGATACTGCAAGCTGTGAACCATTTACAGAGCGTTTTGATAATATGCTTGCTGGCTGGGCTGTTACTTTTAATGCTGGTACTAAAGATGAAATGACTTACTGCTAATGAGTGAATTTAGAAAAGCTTTAGAGAAATATGCAAAGTATGTTATTCAACAGTCAAGGACTAACCTAACTAAAAAGAAAAACAACTCAACTAAAGCGCTATATAATAGTTTAGAGTATAAAATACAAGGAGATAAAGTTTCTTTTCTTAGTGAAAAATATGGGCCTTTTATTGATAAAGGAGTAAGAGGTGCAAAAGGTTATTATGCAGACCAAGCAACAGCAGAAAGTCCATATAAATACACAACTAAAATACCACCAGCAAAACCTTTTGAAAAGTGGATAAAAAAGAACAATATACAAGGTAGAGATAAAAAAACAGGAAGATTTATAACACAACAAAGTTTAAGCTATATAATAGCAAGAAGTGTTTACAGCACAGGTATTAGAGCAACATTATTTTTTACAAAACCATTTGAACGTGGTTTAGATTTATACGGAGATGAAATAGTTGCTGGTTATTTAGAAGATAAATTAGATTTACAATGAGTACAATAATAAGAACAAGATCACCATTTTTTATAAGAACACCACAAGAACCGCATAGCAGTTTAAGTTACTTTCAAATTAATATAACTGTATTTGGTGGCTTAAGTTCATCAACAGAAGTTTGTGATGATTTGTATGCTACATACGCACTACAAAAAAAACCATTAGGAGCTGAAAACTCTGTAACTGTAGATATAAGTGAAATAGTAAACGACCATTTAGAACAAATATTTACAGGTACTTATTCTGCATCTTCAGCAAAAAGTTCTATTTGGGTAACTGTAGCTACTTCAGCAAGACAATCAGATGGTCAAATAGTACCAGATACTTCAGTAACATCTAATACTTACTTAGCGCAAGAGGGTTACAATAAATTTAAGGATGGTGTAAACTACACAACAGAACCAACTGTAATGATAAGTAGTAATTACATTCAATATCATTTAGGAAGTACAGTAACAATACCAGTTAATGTTGAAAGGGTTACTTCAATTAAATGGCGCTCTGGAACTGGTGTTAGAGAAACAGATTCATTTACTGATAATGGTAATCAAAATCAAAAAATTCAATATGCGCAATTTACCAGTACAACATTATTAGATAATGTATTAGTTACTTATGATAGTGGTAGCACATCAACAATTACATTAGCACCTACAGAAGAATGTAAATATCCAGTAAACAAAATAACATTTGTAAATAGATGGGGAGCAATGCAAGATTTATTTTTCTTTAAAAAATCTGTAGATAGTTTAGAAAGCAGAAGTGAGAGTTTCAATAGAAGCATATTTGAAGCAAGAGCAGTACAATTAGACCCACCAGAAGAACCAGAGCAACCTTGCCAAGAATCTTTAACATTTAACACTTATTCTACAACAGCACACGCAAAGAAAACATTTAATGCAAACGCTACTGAAAGTGTTTTATTAAATACTGGTTTTGTTAATGAATTAATGAATCCATATTTTGAGGAGTTAATGGTTAGTGAGAATATTTGGCTTACTGATTCGAGTGATAACATATATCCAGTTAATTTAAAAGAAAGCTCATTTACTAAAAAAACAGGTTTAAATGATAGGTTAATAAATTACACAATGAACTTTGAAAAAGCATTTGCTTTAGTAAACAACATTAGATAATGCAAAAAGTTATTCTATATATACAACCACAGTTAAGAAATACAACAACTACACAAGATTTTGTTAGGGTTGATTTAATGGAAGAAGATTTAATTGAATTAACTCAAGTTATTCAAGATGCAAGAGATATAGAAAAAATATTTACTGATTATTCAAGGACTTTTAATTTACCAGCAAGTAAAACAAATAACAAAATTTTTAAACATTGGTACAATCCTGATATTGATGGTTTTGATAATCAGATATTTTGTAGCGCAAGAATAGAACTAAACCACTTACATTTTAGATTTGGCAAAATAAAATTAGAAGAAGCTGTTTTAAAAAACAATGTAATATCAATGTATAAAGTAACATTCTTCGGTGATACTTTAACACTAACTGATTTAATTAAAGATGACAATATAAATAATTTAACTTGGCTAAATAATTTTAATTTTACAGCATCTAATGCAACTGTCAAAGATGGTTTAGAAAATGGTTTAAATTTTACTGTTGATGGTGTTACTTATAATGATGCAATCATTTATCCATTAATAGCACATTCACAGAGTTATATTTATGATGAAACAGGTAGCCAAAGCAATGGTTTAAATATTAGTAATCATCAGAATGCTTCACATCTTGGAAAGCGTGGTGTATTTCCAGAAGATTTAAAGCCAGCAATAACTGCAAAAATTATTATTAAAGCAATTGAACAACAATACGGAATAACTTTTAAAACAGGTGAATTTTTAGATTCTGCTGCTATGACTAATTTATATTTGTGGATGCACAGAGATAAAGGAAATGTAGTTTCTGAAAGTTTTAAATTAGTAGATGACCAAGCTTTTACTTGTCAAAGCACAAGTATTAAATGTGCCTATTTTTCTTTAGGAATTACTTCAACAGCTAATGTTCTTTTTGATACTAATAAAGGAACTTATTCTTTTTATTATACAGCATCATACGGCTTAAATCAACCAGAATCTTTTGATTTTCAAGCGCAAGTAACGCCAACAACCAGTAATGTTTATAGTTTAGATATAGTTAATGTTTTAGATGGTACAGTTTATAAGTCGGTTAACAATGTAAGCGGAACACAAATAATAGGCGTTCAATTTGGTGATATTGACAATGGTATTGATATAAATTTAAATGAAACAATTGAGGTAGGTATTAGAGTTCGTTCTAATTTATCAATAAGTTTTGGTGTTTTAATTAATGTAGACCACAGAAATTGGCTTATTGATTATCCAACGCAACAGCACGTAACAGCAGTATATCAATCAAATTCAACAACTATTGCTTTAAGCTCCGATTTAAATTTAACAAATCAAATACCAGATATTAAAGTATTAGATTTTTTAAAAGCATTATTTAATATGCACAATCTAACAGCATTTTTAAATTTTAATGGTGAAGTGGTTGTAAAAACATTAGATAGCTTTTATAGTGGTGGAGATACATTTGATATAACACCATTTGTAAAAACAGATGAACATACAGTAGGTGCAACAGTACCATTTAGTGAAGTAGATTTTGAGTATGCAGAACCTAAAAGCATTTTAGCGCAACAGTTCTTTAATACTAATAACCAAAAATATGGAGAACTTAATTATTTATCTGACACAACTAAAAGTAAAAAGTATCAAATTAAAATACCTTTTGAACACATGTTGTTTGAAAGATTACAAGATAAAACAAGTGGTGCATTGTCTACTGTTCAAGTTGGTACTTTTTTAGATGATAATTTAGAACCAAGTATAGGGCAACCGCTTTTGTTTTATGGAATTTATCAGCAATCAGCAGATGAAGTACATTTTGTTTATAATACAAGGCCTGTAGTTTATGGAGCTTTAGCAGATAATTCATCAAATGACCAATACGATTTAACAAACTATTGGATTCCAAGCGCGTGTAATGAATTAGGTACATCATCAACACCACCTACATATAATTTAAATTTTGGTAGTGAAATAAATACTTATACACTTACTGATTATGGTGGTAATAATAACAGTTTATTTCAAACATATTACACTAATTACATCACAAGAGTATTTAACAAAAGAACAAGAATATTCAAGTTTAATGCAATACTACCACTAAAAGTATTATTGAATCTAACATTAGATGATTTAATTGTGGTTGGAACAAGAGCTTACACAATAAATAAGATGTCAACTAAACTACAATCAGGAGAAACAAATTTTGAACTATTAAACGAACCAACGTGAAAACAATATTAGAAGCATTAGAATTTTGTAAAGAGAATAAACTATATGATGAGCATATTAGAATAGCATTAGGTATTAACAAAGTACCACTAACATTTAAAGAAGGGTTTAATCAATTAAGAATGAAGAAATGAGTAAGGAATATGTAGCTAAAATTATATTTGATACTAATAGCGCAGATTTAAGCGTTAATAAAACAAATAAAAAAGTAAAAGATTTAGGTAAAACAGCTAAAGAAGTTGGTAAAACAGGAAGTAAAAGTATAAAAGGTTTAAATGATTCTTTAAGTGCTTTACCAGCTCCAATACAAAGAATTGTTGGCGGTTTTAAAACTTTAAAGGTTGCATTATTATCTTCTGGTATAGGAGCATTTGTTGTAGCTGCTGGTGCGTTAGCTGGCTTATTTACTGCTGCAACTAAAAAGGGCGCAGAGTTTAGCAAAGCAATGTCTGGATTAAAAGCGGTTACAGGTGCAACTGAAAAAGAAATGAATGCTTTAGCAAGTAGCGCAAAAGAATTAGGAAGTTCTACAGAGTTCACTGCTATGGAAGTGGCATCACTACAAACAGAATTAGCAAAATTAGGTTTTCCTACAGCAGATATATTAGATATGAGTGAAGCTACTTTAAATTTAGCTTCATCAATGGGTATTAGTTTAGGAGAAGCTGCTGCTTTTACTGGTTCTACTTTAAGAGCGTTTGGACTTGAAGCAACTGATTCTAAAGAAGTTATTGACATATTAGCTCAATCAACCGCATCTTCTGCATTAGATTTTAATAAATTAAATACTGCTTTAACTACTGTTGCCCCTATTGCAAAAACAGCAAATGTTTCATTATCTGAAACAACTGCAATGCTTGGAACTTTATCAAACGCTGGTTTTGATGCTTCAACATCAGGAACAGCATTAAGAAATATCTTTTTAACATTAGCTGAAGAAGGTATAACAATGGAAGAAGCATTTACTAAAATTAATAATGCGACTGATAAAAATGTTGTTGCTCTTGATTTGTTTGATAAAAGAGGTGCTGGTGTTGCTATAACCTTAGCAGAAAATGCAGAATCAACTGCAAAATTGTTAACTGAATTAAATGGGGCAACTGATGCTTTTGAAGGTTTAGGCGCTGCTGCTGGTATTGCTGAAACTCGATTAGACAATTTAGATGGGGACACTACAAAACTTGGTTCAGCTTGGGAAGGGTTCTTATTATCTGTTGAAGATGGTGAAGGTATATTTAGCAAAATAGCAAGAGGGTTTGTTCAAGCATTAACAGGAATTGTAAATACTTTAACTTTTGTTAGTAAAGCAACAGGAGCGTTTTTTAAAGAAATAAGAGAAACTGCTGGCATTTCTTTAGCAGTTCTTAAAACAGGAATTAAAAATACTTTAAGAGGTATACAAAATTCTTTTTTAAGTTTTAAAGAAACTATTGCTGACATACCGTTTATAGGCAAAGCAATTGATAAAGAAAAACTTGCAAAAGAAAGAGAAGCATTAAACCAAGCATTAGCAAAAGCAAATGAAGATGCTAAATACTGGGCTGATATAAGCAAGAAACGAGCAGAAGAAGGAAACCTTTTTGAAAGAACTTTAAATAGGTTAAAACAAGAAGAACAAGAAAGAATTGACAGAGAATTAGAAGAAAGTAACAAAGCTAAAACAGATGCTAATATTAATGGTTTAAAAGAAGAAGAAAAAGCAACTAGAGATTTAATAAAGTTAAAAGAAGCAGAACTAAAAGCAATATTAGATGTAGAAGCAACAACAAGAAAAGAATTAGCTGCAAGAAATGATAAAGTGAAAGCAATACAAGCTGAAATTAAAGAACTGCAAAATTTAAGATTAGCAAAGTTTGATATTGAAAAAATGGACTTTGAAGAAATGCCAAAGTTAAAAGCAAGGGAAGCTCAAAAGGTAGAAATTAGAACTGGCGCAGAAGATTTAATTTCAAGAAATATTAATAAAATTAAAGACGAAAGAACTCGTGATGATGTTATAAGAGAAGAAGAAGAATATGAAAGAAATAGAGCCCTTAACAATGCAAAATTTGATTTTGCTTCAAGTGCTTTAACTTCTATTGGTCAAATTGCTGATGCTTTTGCTAAAGGAGATGAAAAAAGGGCGAAGAAAGCATTTAAAATAAATAAAGCTATTGGTATTGCTCAGGCAACAATATCAACAGCGCAAGGTATAATAAATGAATTATCACATCCAGTAAAAACTTTAACTTTTACAAACTACGCTGCCGCTGCCGCAATGGCTTTAGCTGGCGCTGCTCAAATAGCAACAATATCTGCAACAAAATTTCAACCAAGTGGTGGAGGTGCTAAACCAAGTGTAAATGATACAACTGGTGGTGGTAGTTTAAATGCTGCGACACAACCACCAAGTTTTAATGTAGTAGGACAAAGTCAAGCAAATCAAGTGGCAATGGCTCTTACAAATCAACCACCAACACAAGCATTTGTAGTAGCTGGAGATGTAACAACAGCACAACAACTACAGAACAATACAATTACACAAGCAACTTTTTAAAATAAAATACAATGGATATAATAGAATTAATATTAGATGAAGAAAACGAAGAAATGGTTGGAATAGATGCGGTTAGCATCGTAGAGAATCCAGCTATTGAATCTGACTTTATAGCATTAGCAAGTGATGAAATACAACTTGCAAAAATAGATGAAGAGAAAAAACTGCTTCTTGGTGCGGCGCTTATACCAAATAAGCCAATATTTAGAAAGAGAAATGATACAATGTTTTATGTGTATTTTTCTAAAGATACAGTAAGAAGAGCAAGTGAATTATTCTTCCAAAACAGTAATCAAAATAATGCAACTTTAGAACATCAAATGAGTGTTAACGGTTTAACTGTTGTGGAAAGCTGGATAGTAGAAGATACTAAAATGGATAAATCTGCAAAGTATGGTTTAGAAATGCCTGAGGGTACTTGGATGATTAGTATGAAAGTAGAGAATGATGAAATTTGGAATGATTATGTAAAAACTGGTAAAGTAAAGGGTTTTAGTATTGAGGGTTATTTTGCTGATAAAGCACAAATTAAAAAACCAGATACTAAAGCAGAAATGGCAGCTATTGAAGAAGAAGAGGCAGAATATATGCTCAGTAATATTAAGGCACTAATTAAAAAAGATAAAAGAACTAAATCTGGTAAGAAGATAGAATTAGAAACTTATAATGATTATCCAAAAGCGGTTAGCAATAATGCTAAAAGAGGTATAGAACTAAATGAAAAAGTAAATAATCGTTGCGCCACGCAGGTGGGTAAAATAAGAGCTCAGCAATTAGCACAAAAAGAAAACATAAGTTTACAAACTTTAAAAAGAATGTACTCATATTTAAGTAGAGCGCAAGAGTATTATGATGAAGGAGATACAAAAGCGTGTGGTACAATTAGTTATTTATTGTGGGGTGGTAAAGCTGGTCTTAGATGGAGTGAAAGTAAGTTAAAAGAATTAGGTGAAATTAAACTTTCTTCACTTGTAGTTGATAACAACTTTGCAATTATAGATGATAGGTTAGCATACAGCACACAAGAAAAAGCTGAGCAGATGGCTAAAAATATAGGTTGTGAGGGTTTTCACATACACGAGTTTAAAGATAAGAAATGGTATATGCCTTGCGAAAAGCATTCTTTAGCAGAGATTGGACCAAAAGGTGGTATTAAAAAAAGTCCTAAAGCACCTAAAGGTGATACACCAAATCCAAATCCAAAAGGGAAAGGAACTGCTAAAGGAGATGCTTCTACAAGTAGAGGCGCAAAAGTAAGTAAACAAGATGAAGTGTCATTACAAAAAAAAGCTAACGATTTTAACGAAAGATATAAAAAGAAACTTGGCTACGGAGTAACAATAGGACAATTAAAATCAGTATTTCAAAGAGGATTAGGTGCTTTTGTTAAATCACATTCACCAAAAGTAACAAACGCAAAACAATGGGCACATGCAAGAGTAAATGCATTTTTGTATTTAGTTAAAAATGGAAGACCTCAAAATGCAGGATATACAACTGATTATGATTTATTACCAAGTAAACATCCTAAATCACCTAAAAAGAAATAATATGAAAAGTAAAAAATTTAAAACACCAAGTAATACATCACCTAAAAATACAAAGCGTGGTTGCTTATGTCCTGATGGCAAAAGATACAGTAATAAATGCTGTGATGGCAGCTTACAAGCACAAGGAATAGGTAAAGTATAAAATAAAGTTGTAAAAAAATATAACAGTTAACGTTTTCAAACGTTTATAGATATATACTCAAATTATGAAAGCAAACGAAATACTAAACAAAATAAAAAATATTGTTGGTGAAAAAGTTGAACTTTCTGAAGAAAAAATAGAAATGGCTGAAATTACATTAGAAAACGGAACTGTATTAGTTGCAGAAAAGTTTGAAGCTGGAGAATCTATATTTATTAAAACCGAAGATGAGCAAATTGCTTTACCAATTGGTGAATATAAATTAGAAGAAGGCAAAGTTTTAGTTGTATCTGAAGAAGGTTTAATTGACAGTATTAAAGAAGCTGCTGAAGAAGCGGTTGAAGAAGAATTATCTGAAGAATCTAATGAAGAAGTAGAAACTGAATTAGAGGAAGAAGAAAAAGAAGAATTGGAATATGTAACCAAAGAAGAATTTAAATCTGCTGTTGAAGAAATCAAAGGTATGATTGAAAAAATGGGTTACAAAGACAAAGAAGAAATGAAGGAAGAAGTAATAGAAGAAGTTAAAGAAGAAAAAGAAGAACTTTCTGCTGTTGCTCCTGAACCTGTAAAACATAATCCTGAAGCTGAGGTTGATAATAAAGTGAATTTTCATATTGCAAGCAATAGAACACAAACAACTAAAGACAGGGTTTTTGATAAAATTTTTAACAATAATTAATATAAAATAAAATGGCGACAACAACAAGTATATCAAGTACTTACGCTGGAGAATTTGCAGGAAAATATATTTCTGCTGCTCTTTTAAGTGCTAACACAATTGATAAAGGCGGTATAGAAGTAATGCCTAATATCAAGTATAAATCTACTATGAAAAAAGTAGCTACTGATGCAAATGTAATTAAAAACGCTTCTTGCGATTTTGATGCAACTGCTACAGTAACATTAACTGAAAGATTATTACAACCAGAGGAGTTTCAAGTAAACTTACAATTCTGTAAGCAAGATTTTGTTGACGATTGGGAAGCGGCTCAAATGGGATATTCTGCATTTGATAAAATGCCACCTAAATTTTCTGATTTCATTATTGGCCACGTTGCTGGTTTGGTAGCTGAAAAAACTGAGCAAAACATTTGGGAAGGTGTTAACGCTAATGCTGGTGAATTTGATGGTTTAGTAACTTTAGCTTTAGCTGATAGTGATGTAATTGACGTTGCATCTCACGCTGCTGTAACTGCTGCTAACGTAATTGATAAATTAGGTTCTATTGTAGATGCAGTACCTTCTGCACTTTACAATAAAGAAGATTTACACATTTACGTATCACAAAACATTGCAAGAGCTTATGTAAGAGCTTTAGGTGGTTTTGCTACTTCTATTGGTTCAAATGGTGTTAACGCACAGGGAACACAATGGTATAACGCTGGTGGACAACTATCTTTTGATGGTGTGAAAATCTTCGTTGCTAATGGTTTAGCTGATGATACTGCAATGGCTGCTCAAAAGAGTAACTTATATTTTGGTACTGGTTTACTTTCGGACTCACAAGAAGTAAAGGTTCTGGATATGTCAGACCTTGATGGTTCGCAGAATGTTAGAGTAATAATGAGATACACAAGCGCAGTTAACTACGGAATAGGTTCTGATATAGTTTTATACCACGCCTAATAATTAATTAATAACAAGGGGGCTGAAATGCTCCCTTAATTTAAAACAATAACAAATGGCATGTGATTTAACGGCTGGTAGAAAAGTACCTTGTAAAGATGTAATTGGCGGTATTGTTAGAGCTTGGTTCTGCGATTTTGGAGAGCTTGGAACTGTAACAAAAACTGCTGATGAAATTACAGATATGACAGGTACGATAACTCTGCTACAATACGATTTAAAAGGTACTAATAGTTTAGAAACTGCTATTACCTCAAGTAGAGAGAATGGAACAACATTCTTTGAAGAAACATTAACTTTAACACTACCTAAATTATCTAAAGAAGATAATAAGGAACTGAAACTGATGGCTTACGGAAGACCACACGTTTGTGTAGAAGATAGAAACGGAAACTTCTTTTTATGTGGATTAGAACATGGAATGGAAGTGACCGGCGGTAGTATAGCTACAGGAACAGCTTTCGGGGATTTAAGCGGTTACTCACTAACATTAACTGGACAAGAATTAGAACCAGCTAACTTTATTGCTGGTGGTACTTCTGCTGACCCTCTTGCTGGAATGAGTTCTGCAACTGTAACAGTTACTGTAGGTACAAATAGTTAAAAAAGACGCGATTAATATAATTGTGTGATTCATAATATATAGTTTGATTGAGGGGTGGAAGTGATTAGCCACCCCTTTTTTATTAAAAAAATATGCAAATATTAACTACAAGTGGCACACGAATTATTAACTTTATACCAAGAGAAACAATAACTGGTAGTAAAACTTATAAATTAGTGATAAAATCAGAAGCTCAAAATAAAGTTATAGCAACAGATAATAATGCAACATTTTCTGAACTGGATTACTATTATCAATATTCAACTACACAAGCATTAATTGAAAATAATTACTATACTATTACAATCACCAATACAACAGATAACGCAATAATTTTTAAAGATAAAATGTACTGTTCTGACCAAACACTTTCAGATTATGAAATTTCAAATGGTGTTTATATAGAACAAAGTACAGGAGATAACAACTTTGTATATTATGGATAATCTACACTTAATTCAACTTAATCAATATGAAAGGCCTACTATTACAGAAGAACGTAATAAAAATTATGTATCAATAGGCGATAACAATGATTATTATCAAAACTTGATAGATTGCTATATGGATAGCACTACAAATCAAGCGGTAATAAATGGCGTTGTTAATCAAATATATGGCAAAGGGTTAGATGCTACTGATTCTAATAAAAAACCAGACCAGTATGCACAAATGAAAAGCTTAATTAAAAACGATTGCTTAAGAAAAGTTTGCCAAGATTTAAAACTATTAGGAGAAGCAAGTTTTCAAGTAACATACACAGGTAATAAAATATCAGCTATTACACACTTTCCTCGTGAAACTTTAAGAGCTGAAAAGATGAACGATAAAGGTGAAATAAAAAATTATTATTATGCACCTGATTGGAGTAAAGTACAAAGAAATAGTAAATTAAAAAAGTTTCCTGTTTTTGGTAGTGGCGCACAAAATGAAATATATATTGTAAAAAGATATGTTACTGGATTTTACTACTATTCACCTGCGGATTATAATACCGCCTACGCCACACTTGAGAACGAGATTGCTTGTTATTTAATTAATGATACTCAAAATGGTTTTAGTGGTACAAAGGTGGTTAATTTTAATAATGGTGTGCCAGATAGAGAAAAGCAATTAGCTATTAAGAATGATGTAATGCAAAAGCTAACTGGTAGCTATGGTGAAAAAGTAATTGTTGCATTTAATAATAATGCAGAAAGTAAAACAACTGTTGAGGATATACCACTAACAGATGCGCCAAATCATTATGAATTTCTTAGTTCTGAGTGTTCTAAAAAAATAATGTTAACACATAGAGTTACTTCACCTTTATTAATTGGTTTAAGAGATGGTAATAATGGTTTAGGAAACAATGCAGATGAGATACAAAATGCAAGTAGATTGTTTAATAATGTTGTTATACAACCTTACCAAAACTTACTAATTGATTCTATTGATGAAATGTTAGCTGTTAATGGTATTAGTTTAAATCTATATTTTAAAACTATTGAGCCATTAGAATTTATGGAGTTAGATGATATTGATAATGCAGAAGTAGAAGAAGAACAAACAGGAATAAAAGATGAGGAAACTGAATTAGAATTAATGGTTGCTAATTCTAAAAGAACTGCTTTAGATGAATTAATTGATTTAGGTATTAATGAAGAAGAATTATTGAAAGATTATGAAATGGTTCATAGTGCTGAAGTTGATTATGATTTAGAAGAAGAACTTGATTTTGTAGTAACTGAAATAAATAAAACATCTAAAAAAGAGTTTGCAAGTACAGGTAGTGCTAAACCATATAGAGAGAGTGAACAAGATGGAACTTCTAAAAAGAAAACAGAAGAAGGTACTGAGTTTTTAGTTAGATATATGTATGAAGCAGCACCTAATCCAGCAAGTAGCTCAAGAACATTTTGCGATAAAATGATGGCTGCTAAAAAAGTATATAGAAAAGAAGATATTATTGAGATGGGTAAAAAAC